CATTACTTGTATACTCATTTAAAAGAGCTTCAATAATAATATTATCGGCTTCTGTACAAGAAGGACCTAGCCTTACCATAATATTATCGAGAACTTCTGGTTTCAGTTTCAAATAGTATTCTTTGAATGGTAGCTCAATATTATTTTTTATATTATAAAACATTTGAGGAGAGCCATTTATACTTGTATTTTTATCACATGGAATAGCAACAAGGGAAAATCTAGTTTCTTCTTGAAATTTCCAATATGTTCGTTTGTATTTTCCTATAAGAGAAAAGTTTATATTGTAACCGTCATTATTCCGAGTAAATGCATCCTTAACTTTTTCATTGGGATGATCAACGTAAATAATATCCCTTTGAAAAAGATATTTATTATTTTTTGTGGGAATGAAAAACATACAATCATCACGAATAATTTCACTTAATGGTATCAATATGTTTTCCTCTTGTTTCGCAACTTTGATGTATTGGGTATCTTGAGCTTTGTACTCACGAAACATATCTTCGTCAAGTTCTATTCGTATTCCTTTACCTTTATCGGCGTACATACTCCACAACGCTATATTTTCTTCACTCGACTTTGTCCAGCAAGAAACAAACATATATTTTCCAAGTTGCATGCCATCCGATGTATATCCGGTTTCTTCTAAGTCATCAACAGTATCTAATCTATTAAACTTGATTGTTCCATTTTTTAAAATTAGAGCCAATGTTTCTATTGAAGTATAATGGTATAGTTTCATCAGTATTTATAAGTAAAATGATTTTAAGAAATTTACTCGTTGAGTTTATTTTAGTGGCTAATTTTCTTTGGATATAATGAATATATCAGCGTAGTTTTCAGATCGGTTTATAATAAGTAATCCCCCATCTAGTTGCGGGTATTCGTCTACCCGACGGAATAACAGATTTGCATCCGAATTTGATTGAATCTCTTTTGCTTTATATAAATAATTCCCTTCTAATAGTTGCGGCTTTTCGATTGCGTATGTATTTGCAGAATATCCAGAGATTACTATGTTAACTAATTGGGGAGTAACTCTTACAATTGCCGTACTGTCCGCAAAGGTGTTTTCATAAACGTTTTTTTCGTTCATAAAACCCTTTACAGAGAGAATTTTATACTTTCCCTCTGTTAATTGAGCAAAGGAATACATAGAACACATCGCTAGAAATGCGATAAGTAGTAGTTTCTTCATGTTGTTTTGTTTTAGTGATTTACAATATGTTTTTGATTGATAAAATGTTCTCCACAATGAATAGATGAATAATTTCCCGTTTCGGCAAGTCTATATCGTCATAATCTGGATTCTCGCTACGAAGCAGAATTAAATTATCCGCATCTTTAGGATGCCTACGAACTCTCTTTATAAGCCTGTATTCGTTCGTTATGATTAAATACACCTGTCCGTAGTTGAAATAATCCCAACTCTCAATCTTTCTAATTACTACCCTGTCGCCCGAAGCGATTAGTGGTAACATACTATCACCCGTGGCGAATATTATCTTTGAATCCGGGTTGATTTCCGGTGCGTCTATACTTCCTATCACTTTTTCGTCTGTAAATTCTATGTCTCTACCACTTAGTCCGCATGTTGCGTCTATATCGTATATTAATGTTCCTTTTCGTTTTGTTTCGCTTATTGCAGATTCGGAAATCTCGATTGTTTTTTGTTCTCGCTCTGCATTTTTAATCATTTCTCCTTTATCTCGCAGAAGCCATTCGGTGGACATATCACCGTATACTCTACTAATTTTCATTGCAATATCGGCGGATATACTTTTGGTCTTCCCCCAATATCCCTTAGATAATCCAGCTTCTGCTTCTAATCTATATACACTAATTCCTTTATAATCAATGTATTCCTGAATTTTTTCTTTTATAGTCATACTGTCGTCTACTAATAAAGGTTAATTAATAGAATATAATCTACTAAATATTTGTATAGTAGAGTATAGTCATCTATCTTTGTCGCATCAAAGTTAATCAATCAATCAAGAACTAACAAATAAAAGTATAGAATTATGAAAGCAGGAATGATCGGAGACGTAGAATTTAAAAAAGCAGGAAGCGAAACGGTATGTTGTGTTAGCTTGATTAATACAACAGCCGGACAAAGATTCTTAGCGTGTACACTTTCTAGTAGCAAGACTTTCAAAACGTTCAAAGGCGCGGAGAAGTTTATGAACTCATTCGGTTATCAAAAGATTTAATATTAATCCGTAGCCCTTCGGGGCTATTAAAACCACTCTGGGAGATTTTTCGCTATAACATATACTATTAAAGAAATGAATGATAATGAGAAGAATGCATATGTCAATATGTCAAAAAATAAAAAGGTTTTTGACTTGCCTTTTAAAGAAGTGGGATCGGTATTGGCACCGGAGACTATATTTTGTAACCGTTTATAATCTTCCAGTTGGCGGCGTTTTGACTGGAAAATATCATAGTATAGCGCGATTGCTACGCTTAGAATGCCCAGTGTTAGCGATATTACGGTCAAAACAAAAAGGACGCGTACCGGGTAAAATTCGCGGCTATTATTGGATAATGCTACTAAAGCCCCCAGAAGACCAGCCCCCGCAATTAATATATTATAAAACCACGTTGAGCGAGTTTTTAAATATTGCTCCTTGGACTGAATGTACTTTTTAGCGGCGTTAATCGCTTTTGGATTCTTTGTATTATTCATCTCTTTTTTTATGCAAAGCTAATAAAATAAATATTACGACAATGAACACAACACCAATTAAACCGACACTGCAAGCGATGGAAGTAGGGCGACAAACCTACTTCCCCCGCAACCGCAGAAAATCAGTGAGAACGACTGCATCCGATTTAAAAACCGATGAAGGAAAGATTTTCAAAACTTGGATCGACGGAGATAACATTTATGTTGAACGCAAAGAATAGTACGACAATGGGACGAACTAGAGTAGCCGGAAAAGTTGAGCCAATAGTAAAGAAGTGGCTTAGTAAAGATGAAGCAAAATCCTATATAGGATGCTCGGATGATTTTTTGAGAACGTTACGGGAAAAAGCTCTCATTTCTTTTTCTCAATTTGGAAAAATGATCTGGTACGATTTATCGAGTATAGATAGATTCATACAGAGTAATAAGGTAGTATAAAACAAACACCATGCTAACACTAAAACAAAGTCCCGCCGCTATTATCTTAATGCTTTCAGCGTGCAGCCTCTCAGAAGGCGAGCCGAAGCCGGGCAAATTAATTATCGCACTACTGATCGTATTTATCACGGTTATCTATGTGCTAGTCTGTAACTATCTAAACACGAAACGACATGGCGGCGAATCCTCAATGTATCGGTAATTGCCGAATTTGTACGGTTCTTGGTGCGTGCCCTTCTGATACTCTAGTTTGCGAAGATTGCGGCGAAGAGATCGAACCGGGCGAAGAGATAGAATTAGAGGTCGAAACGTACGAACGTGGCAGACATGGCACAAAGATAATAACGGTTTGCGCTCACTGTTATGAGTCGCTTTATCAGGGTGGAAACGATAACTTTTAAACAACACGATAATGACACATTGGAAAACTCAATTCAATTATGACTATCTAGGCGCTTACAGCCTACCGGATGGGAAAGATATAATCCTCACTATCCGCGAAACGAAAAAAGAGCAGGTAGTCGGCGCGTCTGGAAAGAAAGAAGAATGTTTCGTCGCTTATTTCCTCGAAAATGTGAAACCGATGATCCTCAACCGGACGAACTGCAAAACATTGACGAAAATTTTCAAGAATCCGAATTTTGAGTCATGGATAAACAAGCAAATCCAAATCGGAGCGGTATTAGTTGACGCTTTCGGCGAAAAGGTTGATTCGCTTCGTATTCGTCCTTTTCTTCCGAAAGTAGAAAACTCATTGCCTACTGTTGAGACAGGATCGGCAATCTGGAAAAATATCCTCGATGGTCTGGCAGGTGGTTTTACGGTCGCACAGGTACAGACGAAATATAAACTAACTAAAGAACAAATCAAAGAATTAGTAGCACATGAAATCAAGTGAACAAAAAGAAATCGAATGGAAGGAAAAGAGACGGGGCAAAATAACCGCCTCTACGCTTCCCGATCTGATGAAAGCGGGTAAAGGTTGTCCCTTTGGTAAAGGTGCGTTAGACGCGATGTATTTAGTACGATACGAGCGGAGAACCGGGACGATGCGAGAAAATGGAAGTAACAAGGCGTTTGATTGGGGACATGAAAACGAACCGCTAGCGGTCGAATGGGTACGGAGCCAGTTAATGAACGAGATCAAGTCGTGTACAACCGATTTTAAGGACATTGTTTTCAATGAACCGTTTGAAGGATTCGGAGATTCACCGGATTTCTATGTGTACGGATTTGACGGGAAAGTTATCGCTCTGGGTGAGATCAAGTGCCCGATGTCGCAAGGAAAGATCGAATCGCTGCAGTTCGGAAATACCTTCGACGAAAAAGACGAATATTATTGGCAATTCCTCGGACATTTTCTAGGGCGTCCGGACGTAGACAAGTTGTATTATGTCATTTATGACGGCTATGTAAACGACGGTCGAATACTCGAAATGAATCGAGCCGATCACGTGGAGAATATAAAGAAACTCTATGATCGAATCCGGTTGGCTAGCGAGATGATAGACGAATCTATCCGTTCCGGTCTGGACTTGCTTGATTGTGTCGATAAGGCAAAAGAGGTTTTAAAATTAAAGATGCAGATCGAGGCGTTAAAGCCGGAAGCGAAAAACAGTGTTCCGGTTAAAAATCAGATTTATAAGATACGGAAGGAATTAAAGAAACTGATGAAGAAAGTACCGTCACAACACTAACACAACACGATTAATCACATTTTTTATAAACACTTTAATAAACACAAAATTATGCACACTTGGTTTTTATGTAAAATCCGTTACGAGAAAGTAATGGAAAACGGGATACAAAAGAAGGCAACCGAACCGTATTTGGTCGATGCGCTAAGTTTTACCGAAGCAGAAGCACGAATAATCGAAGAAGTAACGCCGTTTATCTCCGGTGAGTTCACAGTGTCCGACATTTCCCGCGCACATTATAGCGAGATATTTACGAGCGAAGAGGATTCCGCCGATAAATGGTTTGCTGGGCGACTCGCTTTCATTACGCTTGATGAGAAAAGCAGCAAGGAGAAACGGACTTATACAAACGTACTCATACAGGCGGCGGACATTCACGACGCAATGAAGAAACTCGACGAAGGTATGAAAGGAACGATGGCGGATTATTCTTCGATTCTTCTCAAAGAAACGGCGATTGTAGACGTTTATCCGTATGAAGCTAAAAAATAAATACTTTACCAAATAATATTACTAACCAATAATGCCGCCGAAAAGGACGGTGTGAGGTGAAAGCCCTCGTATTTAAGTTTAATGTTCTACGTCTAATCAGCGTAGTGAATATCTGGTTAGACGACAAATAATTTTAAATATATGGCAAAGTATAACAATGTAAAAATAGACGGATACGACTCTAAAAAGGAATATCGACGCGCTAAGGAGTTGAAACTACTCGAAAAGAAGGGGATTATAACCGGATTACAAGAGCAAGTAAAATACGAGCTTATTTCGCCTCAATATCGTTTCTATGAAGTACAGGGAGTGCGGAAGATGCTACGTAAAAAGAAGCTGATCGAACGAGGAGTTTACTACATCGCGGATTTCGTTTATTATCGGGATGGTGAGTATATCGTCGAAGATACTAAAGGTGTTCGGACAAAGGAGTATATAATCAAACGTAAGCTCATGCTTTACGTTCATGGAATTAAAATAAAGGAGGTATAAGAATGGTGAAGAAAACAGTACAGAAACCAGTAAAACACGATTGCCGAACGTGTCGCAACGGAGGAAGAGAGAATAATTTTATTTGCTATTGTTCCGTCCTGAAAGTGGGGCGGGCGATCGGGATAAGGATTTGTAGTTATTATGTTGCTCGATAGACTTTATAAGTGTGATGAATATAGACGGATATACGCTAACTGAAAAGATGCGAAAAGCGCGACGACGTTTCAGATTTACCGCCACCGAGCAAGCCCTTTTTTACGAATTAGTGGCTATTTGTAACGGCGAAGATTGGAGGGACGTTTTCGATTGCTCGAACATTGAACTTTGTTTTGCGCTTAACGTGAATGAGAAAACACTAATAAAAGCCCGTGAGTCTTTAATAAATGCAGGATTGATTTATTATAAATCTGGTAAGAACAAACGTATTATAAGCTCTTATTCTTTCGTGAAGGAATTTAAAACCACTGTAACTACTACTGTAAATTTTACAGCCAATGATACAGCCAATAAGGGGGTCAATCGAACAGCCAATGATACAGTAGATAAGGGAGTCAATGATACAGGGGATAGTACAGACTATAATAAACTAAAACAGAAACCAAACAGAAATATACTCTCTAAAGTCTCTCATGGAGATTTTGATTTTATATCTGACGAGTTTTTAGAAGCGTTTTCGCTTTGGCTTGAATACAAGAAAGACAGGCGGGAAAATTACAAATCGGAAAAGTCACTCAAAGCGTGTTACAACAAATTAGTGAAATTGAGCAAAGGTAATCCGGCGGTCGCATCTCAAATCGTAGATGAATCGATTGCGAATAATTGGGCGGGATTTTTTGAACTAAAGAACAATAAAAACGAATATGGAAACAAGAAGCAAACAGACTCTACCGATAGCGGCGATTCTATCATACGGACTACCGTACTATGACGAGCCGATAGAAGTAGAAAAGCGCCCAGAATGGTTTAAGGCGTGTTGCAAATACGTTTGCCCTGGCTTTAAGATTGACGATTCGAATAAAAACTTAATGAATCAATTGTTTTTATACACAGAGGGGCGATCCGGGAAGCTAGACGCGAATAAAGGGCTATTGTTACGAGGCGACATCGGTACAGGAAAAAGCACTATTATGCAGATTCTAAACCGATATAGCTATTTCACACGCGGCAAAGCAAAGGGCGGCTATCCGATCGGTGGTTTTAGGATTGATTCGGCTTCCTGTATTGCAAACGGCTTTTCGATGCGCGGAAAGGATGCACTAGAATTGTATACTTACAACAACGGTACGCCGCGAATGATCTGTTTTGATGAACTAGGACGCGAGCCAATCCCGGCAAAGTATTTCGGTACTGAACTAAACGTGATGCAGTATATTTTCCAATGTCGGTACGAGTTGAGACATGAGGCAATAACTCATGTTACAACGAACTTAACGATTAAGGAAATACAGCGTATTTACGGCGCGTATATCGCGGATCGAATAAATGAAATGTTTAACGTCTTGGACTTGAACGGAGCTAGTAGAAGATAATTAATACAACGAAACCATGCGAAGCAGAAAAAAGAAACTTGTGTACTTTAAAAAGATTCCGGTTCGCGTCGATCTGGAACAATGGCAAAGGCTCGATAAGATTCGCGCTGACTATCATTTCAAAAGCACATACGAGATTATGCAGTACATTTTAGGTTGCTTTCTCCGGGTTGCCGATCCGATGCCCGGCGATGATGATGAAGAAGTACTACCGGATGAAATCAAAGAAATGTTCTACGATCTATCACAGGCGGAACGACATTTCGAGTATGTAAAACCAAAACGAAAACTACCACAACACAAGGTAGACGAAATGAACGGACAAAAACGATTAGAAGGATTTTAATATGGTTAAAAAGCTATCAAACACAAATTATTTGCACGACATATCGGCAGACCCCGTCGCGGCAAATGAACGGAATCGGAAGTATATAGACCGATTTGTATCAGAGAATTATAACGGTTTAGTTACCAAGTTTTCACCCTTAGACGGCACGATAAATTCAAGCGCTTTCGGAGCACTCGATAAATTAAACTCTACGATTATCTCGCTCTATACTGATCCGAATTTACACTTTGCGGATTGGGAGCAGGCGAATAGGTATCTATCGAGTAAGTTCACGGAAAAGGCGATTCGCGTTCCGGTGAAGAAACCTGTAAAAAGCGAAGTAGTAGAGAATGAGGACGAGATTATTAACGATTAATATTGTTGTTTCGATGAAAGACGTAGAACTATTTAACGACCATTTCCAGAACTATAAAACATACGGTATTCCGAAAGCGCAACTAATCATTGCGGATATTCCCTACAACATCGGGAAGAACGCATACGGTTCTAATCCATCTTGGTATATCGACGGAGACAATTCTAATGGAGAAAGCGAATTAGCCGGAAAAGAGTTTTTCGATACCGATAAAGATTTTCGAATTACTGAATTTCTTCACTTTTGTAGCAAGATGCTCGTTAAAGAGCCAAAAGAAAAAGGAAAATCCCCCTGTATGATTGTCTTTTGTGAATTTCAGCAACAATTCGAACTTATACAGAAAGCGAAGGAATACGGGCTGAACAATTATATCAATCTGGTATTTAAAAAGAACTTTTCGGCACAAGTTTTAAAGGCTAATATGAAGGTCGTTGGTAATTGTGAATATGGTGTACTCTTGTATCGGGACAAACTGCCAAAGTTCAATAATGGCGGTCGGATGGTATTTAATTGTTTCGATTATCCTAGAGACACAGATACACCGCGGATTCATCCGACACAAAAATCAGTTCCGTTGCTTGAGCGGTTGATCGAACTTTTCACCGATGCGGGTGATGTTGTAATAGACCCATGCGCCGGAAGTGGGACAACATTACTTGCAGCCGCTCAATGCGGGCGAAAGGCATACGGATTTGAGATAAAGAAGAATTTCTATGCAGATGCGAATAAAATCATTTTGTCGCGGATGCAGCCTAGAATGTTTGTGTAGAATTAATAAATAACAAAGTTATGCGAATACTAGATTTACCATTAAGGGCGGTTTGGTTTCTAATGATCGAATCCGGCGAGAAGAAAGAGGAATACCGGGAAATAAAACCGTATTGGATTAAACGCCTAAAGTGTTGCGGACTTCATCCAAGCGCAAAAGGTTGTGACGGTTGTCCGGTTGGTAGTTGCGATCATTATACACACGTTCGTTTCCGGTATGGGTACACCGCGCGAACTATGTTGTTTAAGTTGGATCATATTTCGGTTGGAGTTGGTCGGAAGAAATGGGGTGCACCTGATAAGAAAGAGGTGTATGTTTTAAAGTTGGGTGAACGGATTGAATAACTAATAACAATTAAGTAATGAATATCGGACTATTAACAGTTGATAGCAATTATCCAAATCTTGCACTCATGAAAATAAGTGCATGGCATAAGGCAAGAGGTGATAATGTAGAGTGGTACAACCCTTTGTGCTTTTATGATAAAGTTTATTCGGCAAAAGTATTTTCTTTCACTCCGGATTATGGTTATTATATTAATGCTGATCAGATCGAGAAAGGCGGCACAGGGTATGACATGAAGAAGATTCTTCCAATTGAAATTGATAGAACTATTCCTGATTATGAACTATACAACATTGATAAAAATTTAGCTTATGGTTTCCTTACTCGTGGATGTCCTAATCGTTGCAAGTGGTGCATAGTTCCCCAGAAAGAAGGAAATATAACTCCATACATGGATATTGAAGAAGTATCTGCCGGACGAAAGAAGGTAATTCTCATGGATAACAACGTACTTGCATCCGACTATGGATTATGTCAGATTGAAAAAATTGTTTCCATGAAAGTACATGTAGACTTCAATCAAGGCTTAGACGCTCGTTTAGTTACGGATGAAATAGCCCAACTGCTTGCAAAGGTAAAATGGATTAAACGCATAAGATTCGGTTGTGATACACCAGGACAGATTGTAGAGTGTGAACGCGCTACAGCTCTGATTGATAAATATGGTTATAAAGGTGAATATTTCTTCTACTGTATTCTACTTCATGATTTTAAAGAAGCATTTGAACGGGTTAATTATTGGAAGAACAAAGGTGGTCGATTCTTGCCACATTGTCAGCCTTATAGAGATTTGAATAATCCACGCCAAATTATTCCTCAATGGCAAAAGGATTTAGCCGGATGGGCTGATAAGAAGTGGATTTTTAGAAGTTGTGAATTTAAAGACTTTACCCCTCGAAAGGGTTTTGTTTGTAGTGTATATTTTAACTAATAACAAATAAGAAATGAGCCAAACTCAAAATCAATCAAAGTATTATTATTCCCCTCGTTTTCGTCACTTCAATATCTATCGTCGCGATCCAGACGGAGACACAAAGGTAGATGATGCGGCAACGCAAGAAGAGGCGAAACGGAAAGTCTACGAGTTAAACGGATGGAATTACAAACCTAAAAATAACACGGTAAAATGAGTAAAGTAAAACAGTACATCGAACAAGCCACAAACGAGCGCATCCGCTCGCGTGGCTTAATCCGAAAAGTCGCTATCGAAGCAGCTCGGATACAGAGAGACGAAACGAGGCGGCAGGCTATCGAAATGTGTCCGTCTAAGAACTGCAAAGGTTGTGCAAGCCGGATACACAAACAGGAAACGCAGTCGACTCGATGCGATGGTAATTGCGCCCGGATTAGGTTACTTGTTAACGGACTGGATCGGATCGAAACGTTATGTATATAATCAGGCGTATCCAATGCAAGTCGGGCAATGTGTCCGAGACGCATTTAGTTGAGATAGAAACGGACGACATCGAGGCAACACGAAAGGAGTTGCACGATTGTTATCAATGTGATAAGATTCTTTTTAATTATGACGAACAATGAGTAGAAACCCGCATTACATTAAGATGATTAACTCCAATCGTTGGAGGTTACTTCGAGCTAAGAAGCTACAAAGCAATCCGGTTTGTGAGATGTGCGAGGCGAACAATCGCAGTACACTTGCAACCGAAGTACATCACACCGTCCCGGTTGAGTCCGTGTCGCATGAACTCGGAATGAGACAACTAATGTTTGATTATAACAATCTGCAAAGCCTCTGCCATTCGTGCCACTCTGATGTGCATCGACGTGCTTTCAGTCATTCGAAAGAGGTGATACAGGCGAATAATCGGAGGGCGACGGAACGGTTTGTTGAGAAGTTTTTGAAATAGATTATTTTATATTTTTGTTAAAAAATCTCATAGATAATGGATACAAGTTATGAGAATCTTTTCTTATATTTGTACGATTTTTAAATTTAACAGCTATGAATGAAGATAAGAAAGATTGTTTTGTGATAATGCCTATTGGTGATTGTGACGGTTATAATTCTGGGCATTTTACAAAAGTTTATGAAGATATTATAAAACCTGCAGTTTTCCAAGCTGAATTTAATCCGATACGAGGTGACGAAGTTGCTAAAACAAACTTAATACAACTAGATATTTTGAATAAGCTTTTGGAAACTCCTATTGCAATTTGTGATTTAAGTTCAAGAAATCCGAATGTCTTATTTGAATTAGGGATTAGACAGGCTTTTGATATGCCAGTAGTTCTTATTCAAGAAAAAGGAACACCTAAAATTTTTGACATCAATCCATTAAGGTATATTGAGTATTCTCGAGAAATGGGTTATAGAGATGTCATAGAGGCACAACGGAAGATTACTACTGCTTTGAAGGATACTTTCTCTTCTAAAGATGAAGTCGGGAATGTAAACTCTATAGTTAAACTTTTGGCTTTAAACTCTGCGGCATCTATTCCTATTGTGAAAGGAGATAGTGCTACAATGAAGGCTAATCTAATTTTGTCGCAGATTTCTGACCTAAGTAGTAAAGTGGATATACTGTTTACTAAAGAAAAGAATAGTAATTTCGATTGTGATAATTTATTAATGTTATTTAATAAAGAGGTGCATGAGTTGGACGAAATGTTTACAGCTGCTCAATTTGAACATGAAGTCCAACTTATAGGTGATGATGATTATTTGCTTAAATTGTCAAAAGTGAGAAGAAACATGTTTTCATTGAAGAATAAATTCGGAATTACAAATACTGAATATGATAATTTAATGAGAAAAATACGACAAGAAATGGCTAATGCAAGAAATAGTAATTGACAACTATCTTAGATTTTATTTTAGACCGCTTCACCTCGTTAAGAGGGGGCGGTTTTTTTATTTTTTACCCCGATATACCAAACCCACCTCACCTCATATTTACACGCGCGAGTAATTTTTGAAACGAGGGGGTGCGCGTTGGGGGTAAACTTTTTGCGCGCATCTTCCGAGCTACCAAATACTTGCGATCTTTTCCTATATGCAAAAAGCCTATAAAAATGTGTGATTTGGACGACATAAAAGAAAAGATTCGCGCCGCGATGGAGTCGCAGGGAACATATACGGAAGATTTAGACCTCTGTATAACTCTTTGCGCAGGTTCATATATGGCGTTTCAAATTGCACTAAACGATATTTCAAAGAAGCGTATGAAGTCATACGTGAAAGAAGTGTCCCGCGAAAATAATGATAAACTCACGGCGCATCCTGCTTTCAAAGTTTTATTCGATGCACTCGAAGCAACGCGCAAACAATTACGCGAACTTGGTTTGACCTTTCAAACGCTTTCTGCATCTGACGATGACGAAGTAAACGACTTGATTAACGAAGTAAACAAAATAGATCGCGATGAACAAGGAGAATAGAGATGAACTGATAGCGTTAAAGCAGTCGGTTATCTCCGACTTGCATAACATCGACGTTGATTCGTATAAGCTAGATAGGGCAGACGAAAGACTAAATGTGTATATCAAAGGTTGTATTAACAATCCGGATGCGCACAACCTTTATGAGTTGCTAGCCGTTCGCCGCTTCTTTGTTTTCCTCGATAAATACGAATTTCGGATCAAGGAAGTAAAGAAGTTTGTCACGTTCTACGAGCGTTTGAAATTCTCCGGCACAAAGGGAAAGACTAGATACAAGCTGACTCCGATACAGGTGTTTCAGTTCTCTAATATTCTCGCGTTTTACAAGCCTGACACAAACAAGCGTTTGATTCGCGAAGCTCTTCTATTCGTTCCGCGTAAATTCAGTAAGACAACAAGTGTAGCGAGTCTTTCGATTAACGATTTGTTGTTCGGTGATGCGAACGCACAAACATACGTTGCTGCAAACTCATATAATCAGGCGAAAGTTTGTTTTGATGAAATACGTAATATTTTAAAGTCTCTCGATCCGAAGTTTGGGCACTTCAAAATTAATCGAGAAATCATATATAACCGCATAAAGGGAAAAACCTCTTTTGCCCGTTGCCTTGCCTCTAACCCGGATAAATTAGACGGACTTAACGCAAGCATGGTAATAGTAGACGAGTATTCACAAGCCGATAGCGCCGCATTGAAGAATGTATTAACTTCCTCAATGGGCGCACGGCTCAACCCTTTAACCGTAGTTATAACTACCGCATCCGATAAAGAAACGGCTCCGTTTGTGGAGATGTTGAAAATGTACAAAGCAATCCTACGCGGTGAGATTGAAAATGATTCCATATTTGCACACATCTTTGAGCCAGACGTAGACGACGAGGAAGGCGATCCGGCAACGTGGCGTAAAGTGCAACCACACATGGGTATAACTGTTTATGAAGATTTCTATATCGACGCATACCAGAAGGCTTTATATAGCGCACCGGACGCACTAGAGTTTCGGACAAAGTTACTAAATGTGTTTGCGGTTGATTCTACAACAAAATGGATTGAGGCAAAGCAGATAGAAGAACGATTCAAAGATATTAGAATTGAGAGTATCGGTACTTATCCGCTAACGATGGCGGCGGTTGATTTATCCGTTCGAGACGACTTTTCTACAGTTACTTATAATATCTATTCGAAAGAAAGCGGTTCTTTTCATTCACATACGGATTACTATTTTCCAGAAGGAGCTTTGAAAGATCATCCGAATCGGGAACTTTACGAAGGTTGGGCGAAAGCTGGCTATTTAATTCTTTGCGATGGTGATATAATAGACTATCAGCAAATAGTAAACGATATACTTGCGCGTGCAAAGTATTTACAAATCATGGGAGTTGGCTATGATCCTTATAAATCGGCTGAATTTGTGAATCTTCTTACTTATTCCGTAGGCGGTGCGAGTGAATATATTAAGCCTGTTAAACAGACATACGGAACGTTTACAAGCCCTATCGAATCCTTTGAACTTGCTTTGTATCGGAGTAAGCTCACCTTTAGCCCTAATCCGATTACGCCGTACTGTTTTAGTAATGCGGTATTAGACGAAGATCGGAACATGAATAAGAAGCCAGTCAAGAAAACGCATAATGCTAAGATTGATTCGACGATAACAAACCTAATGACATTCTACTTATTTAATAATTATACACAATAGCACGATGAAACTACGTTATAAACTAAGAAACGCGATTATCCGCTCTCTAGGATTGGACGATTATATTAATACTAATATGTCGTCTCTTCCATCACAGCCCATAAATGTATATAGTACTGATGCGGCGATGAAGCTATCCGCCGCGTATCGTTGTACGGCAATTCTATCCGGTACGATTGCTTCTTTGCCACTTCAATACAAACGGAAGAAAAACGCTGTTTTTGTCCCGGATGAAAAGGAGATTTTATATAGACTCCTTACGCGTAGACCAAATAGAAGAATGAGCAGTTTCGAATTTATTCGGAATATGGTTATATTGATGGTGAACCGGGGAAATGCGTACATCTTCATTCGTAGAACATTTGGAGAACCAACCGCTTTAGTATTACTTTCTCCCGGCTCTACCACTTACGACAAATATACTGATACATATACTGTTTGTGATATTATTAATCACATAAACGGCGTGTTTGGATCGAACGATATTATTCATTTAAGACATAATAGTCAAGACGGGGGATATACAGGTGTCAGCGTCATAGAATCCGCCTCGCGTGTCATGAGTGTAGCCGCTAGCGCAGATAATCAAACGTTAAAAACGTTTCAGAATGGCGGAAAGATCAAAGGGATTATATCCGGCACGAAGGGAGAAGCTAAAGGGCTTAACGCGTTAACTGATATTCAGACCTCCGATGTTGCTGAACGTGTTGAAAGTGAATTGAATTCCGGTCGCGATATTGTTTCGGTCAATGGTGATATGTCGTTTGCTCAATTATCATTCACTCCGGCAGATACTCAATTAATAGAAAATAAGAAGCTGACGGTATTAGACATTTGTCGCTTTTATGGTGTTCATCCCGATAAGGTATTTGGAGGGCAACCCACCAATTATAAGGCTTCTGAAATGGGGCAAGTTTCTTATTTGACAGATACCTTACAGCCTTATTTGAGACAGATCGAATCGGAATTTGAGTTGAAGTTAATTCCTGATTCTGTCTCGATGGATTATAAGATTAATTTCGATTTGTCAGTTCTGTATCAAACCGATTTAATGACACAGGTAACATATTGGAAAACTCTCCTTGAAATAGGTGGCATTACATCGAATGAAATCCGTTCCCATTTAGGGAAAGCGCCTATTCCGGGCGGTGATACTGTATTTATAACTTGTAATGTTACCCCGGCTGATTCTCCTAAAATACGGGGCGAATCGGAAACGAACAAAGAAAACGAGCTACCAAAAGAAGAAGAAACGCAGATAGAGTAAAACAATAAATGAAACACGATGGAAATTAGAAGTTTTGGAGAAAATGCAGCCCCGAAATTATTAGACGAAAGAAATATAGAAGGGTATGCGATTGTATTTGAACGTGAAAGCCGTGTTATGTACGACTTAGAAAAGAAACGTTTCTTTATTGAAATCATTAAGTCGGGTGCTGTTTCCGAAGAATTACTCCGTAGTTGTGATGTTAAGGCATTACTAGAACATAATAAACAAAGGCTTTTAGCGAGGTCTAACAATGGGACGGGGTCTTTATCCTTATGTCTTGATGATTACGGGTGTATGTACCGTTTTGCTTCGCCTAATACGCAGGATGGAAACTACGCGATAGAAATGATTCAAAGAGGAGATTTATTCGGTTCTTCTTTTGCTTATATCACAGATGAAAAAAGAAATGTCGAGTACTCGCAAAGAGATGGACTGTTGATACGTACGGTTACTAAGATTGATAAAATCTTTGATGTCTCTATTGTTAGCGATCCGGCTTATTTTGGGACAGATGTTACATTGCGCAGCTTAGAGATACATCTACAACCTGCAAAGAGCGATAATTATCAAATAGAAATAGAAAAATTAAGAACACAAATTTAAAAGATTACGATTATGAACTACGTAGAAAGACTAGCAGTTATTAAAAGAGACATGAACGCAATTTTAGATGTTGCGGAAACAGAAAAACGCGGCTTAACGCCGGAAGAGCAAGAACAATTCGACGCGCTGAAAAACGAGCGGGACGTTATCAAAGTACGCATGGAAAAACGCGCTCTTGGTACTGTTGTTCCTCAAAATGTAATCGAACGTGAAAGAGCTTTCGCAGAAGCGGTTTGTTTGTTGCGCAATAATGGAGCATCGGACAAGTATCAAGGTATTATTGTAAATAAAGGGTTGGTTATTCCTCACGAACGAGCCGTTGGAAATATCATGGATACCGCCGCATCTGATCCGTTGATCCCCGTAACAGTTGGAGACGTTATTTTGCCACTTGAAAAAGGGTTGATTCTTGACAAAGTAGGGTGCAAGATGCAGAGCGGAATGTATGGCAAATGGATTCTTCCAGTTGTGTCGGGTGTTGAAGCTACAATTGAGGACGAGAACGCCGAAGTAAACGATTCAAAGATCGACATTTCTAAGTTGACTCCGACTCCGAAACGTTGCTCTTTGTCCGTTCCTGTTTCGAATGATGCTATCGACGAAACGAATTTTGCTTTGCGTGACATTGTTTTAGTACAAATTACAATGGCTTTGCAACGCTTGTTAAACAAATGGATGTTTTCACCTACTAAGATCACATCAAAGGCGAGTGAGGGCGTATTTGTGAAAGCAACTCCGAATATCGAATATACTTCCGCTTTGAGTTGGAAAAATGTTTGCCAGTTGAAAGCATCTGTTTTGAAAGCGGGTGTCCCTGCTGATGCTACCGCCTGTTATGTTTGTTCGGCTTCCACTTATGCCGATCTTGAATCTACTCCACGCGAAGCGGGAAGTTCTCGAATGATTCTTGAAGATGGAAAGATTAACGGTTATCCGGTATTTTCAACGGAATACATCGGTGATGACATTCTTGGGTTCGGAATTTTCTCTTATGCGTTGGTAGGTCAATTTGGAGAAATGCGCTTGACTGTTGATCCATACACAGGAGCGAAAAAGAATCTCACCTACTTTGTATTAAATACAAAGTTTGACGAGTTGGCAGTACGCCCGGAAGCCTTTGCTATCGCAAAGAAGAAGGCTTCTGCTTAATCCTATAACCTATCATTCACTAAAGGGCTGGGGCTTCGGCTCTAGCCCTTTCTAATTTATACAATATGGCACAATACGTAACACTCGAAGAACTCAAACAGCATTTAAACATTGACTTCGACACGGACGACGCGTATATAACTGGGCTTATCGAACCCGTTCAACTTCTTATCGAATCGTATCTAAATAATCCGCTAGATACCTACGTTAAGGACGCAAAAATAGATCGGCGTATCTGGCACGCGATCCGCATCCTTATAGCGAATTACTACGCAAACCGTGAATCGGTAACATTTGCCACTCCGCAAGTTATTCCGGGGCACATAGAACTATTACTGCAACCTTTAAAACGATATACGTAATGCAAGCAGGATTATTAAACGAAATGATCGCTTTTTACCGTAGCGAGTCAAAGCGCGATAGTCTGGGCGGCACGTCTGAAAGTTGGGTGAAAGTATTCGATAAACGCGCATACATTCGCTTTAAGTCTGGCGCACGCAAAGAAGCGAACGGCGAGATATACAATACGACCGTTAATACAATAATGATTCGCATCTGCAAAGAGATTAACGCTAAAATGCGAATCGAGTACGACGGGCAGAAATACAAGATTCTATCTATTAACCACGACCGGAAGCAACAAGCAACGGTTATAGAAGCGGAGGTAATCAATGAGTAACGACAATTACACCGGGCGCAACTTGTATCGCGTCGAAGTGGATGCAACGCGAGTAAACGAACTACTTAAACGGTTGAACGATAAAGAAGCAAAGAAGGCAATTTCCTCCGCTCTTAGAAAGTCGATTCTTATCATTCGTAAACAGGCGCAGGAAAATTTAGTCTATGCTGTTAATGGCGCTGAATTTGGGAGTACTAAGAATGGCGTGTCTTTCAAACCGCTAAAGAATGAAATAAAAATAGCGGTCTATCGTAATGCTTCCGGTGCACGGGTTAGCCTGATTGATAAACGCAAAAAGGGATCACGCGCTTTTATGCTTCCTTTTTTTGAATCTGGAACAATAGAACGAACAGCATACGAAAAAAGCGCTACCCATAAACCCGCAAACAGAGGTAGTATAAAGGCTTCTCGCTTCTTTTCTAATGCGGTCAAATCGAAGCAGAAAGAAGCGGAGAACTCACTAGAGAAAAATATTATTGATTCAATAACGAAAATAGCGAATAAAAAGAAATGAGTTTATCAATAGGCGCACACGTATATAAGAAGTTAAGCGACTCTACGGAGTTGGCGAAGTTGATTTCTGATAAGATATATGCTATCTCAACCAAAACGGAAATATCTTTTCCGTTCGTAATTTACAGGCGTAATTCTTTGGTTCCTGAATATACAAAAGATAGATACGGTACGGGCGATACCGTTTCGGTTGAGGTTGCCGTAGCTAGTGATAACTACTTGAATTCTGTCACTATCGCCGAAGAAGTGCGTAAGGCGCTCGAAAACAAGCGCGGGCAATATGACAACTTCAATGTAATAGACGCTAAACTAATTAGTGCGAATGAGGATTTTATAGAAGATACTTTTATTCAAAGCCTCGTATTCTCATTTAAAACAGAATAATAACTAAAACACGATAAAATTATGAGTAAAGCAAAATCAGTGTTAGGAAAAGACCTAATGTTATTCATCGATGGTAAAGCCATCGCACTTGCCACATCTTGCAAATTGGGGCTTTCGGCTGAAACAATCGACACACAAAGTAAAGATTCGGGTATCTGGACGGAAAAGGACATTAAAAAACTTTCTTGGAACGCTTCCAGTGAAAACGTATTTAGCGCGGATGCAGATGCGAATAGCTACGATAAACTATTCGCTTTGTTCTTGGCGCATAAACCTGTTGTTCTGAAATTTGGCGTTGTTGGCAATCCTGGCGTAAACGAAATGCCCGCCGCCGGATGGACACTAGCGGAAGGTGCATATACAGGTAGTGCGGTTATCACTTCGCTAGAAGCAAATGCGCCGGATGGAGACAAAGCAACACTATCAATCAGTTTCGAAGGAACCGGATCGCTTGCAAAGGAAGCAGCTAGTAAATAACTTACGGGCGGTGTTTTGCCGCCCTCTAAACGACTTATTCAATGAAAACAATATCACTTAATGGAAAAGATTTTTCTTTGAAATATACGCTCCGTGCGTTCTTTGTATTCGAAACTATATCCGGCTATCCGTTCCAGTTTGGAAAGATGTTAGACGAGTTTCTTTTGTTTTATTCGTTTCTGCTTGCCTCTAATCAGGAATTGTTCAAAATGGAATTTGAGGAATTTATCGAATTATGCGAAAATGACTTGACGCTATTCGAACAATTCAAAGAGTTTATTTTGGATGAAATCAAACTACGTTCGCAATCGGCAGGAAATGACGTAAAAAAAAAGAAGGTGACGACGCGGAAACGAAAGCCGTAAGTATACGCGAACTTTATTCGCGCGTTGTCGGTGAGGGCGGGATCGCTCCCGATTACTTCCTCGATAAAATGGACTTTATCGAGGTTGAATCGTTTATAGACGGATTGAATCGACGCAATCGGGAAGCGTGGGAACAAACTAGATTGTTAGGTTTCATTATAGCGCAATCTAATAGCACAAAGACGCTAAAGCAAACCGATATACTTCGGTTCCCGTGGGATGAAGAAGAAAAGAAAGATACGAGCGTAACGGACGAAGAGATGCAACGATTACGAGCTAAAGCAAAAGAAGTAGAATCACAATTAAACACGCATAAAGATGTCTGATATAGTAACAAGATTATTGCTTAAAACGAATGACTTTGACGCAAATCTAAATAAGTCGAAGAAGAATGTAAACGGGTTTCAAAGCGACATTTCTAAAATGTCCGGCGTTGCAGTATCGGGAGTTATGAAGTTCGCCGGGGTTCTTGGTATTGCTGTAACTGCCTCGGAAGGTTTCAATAAAGTAATGAATAGCAGTCAGACGCTAGGAGATGAATATGCCCGTACTATGGACGGCTTAAAAGGTGGCGTAGACCAATTTTTCTACTCTCTCGGTAGTGGAGACTGGACGCCGTTCATGAACGGGTTAACCGAAACGATACGTCTAGCACGCGAAGCATACAACGCGATGGATCAATTAGGAAATACAAAAATGTCATTCTCTTATTTTGATGCAAAGAATCAAGCAACCATACAAGAACAAATAACTATTTTAAAAGATAAGGATTCAACGGAAGAGCAAAAGAAAGCAGCTAGGGAGCTATTAGACAAGACGCTGAAAGACCAAGAGGAGATCGTAGGACAATATAAACAAAGAAGTCAAAACGCATTACAAGCAATGGTAAAGGCGGCAATAGGACTTGACGGCGTAGATGTTTCGGCAATAGATATAGATAAAGTGTTGAGATTAGATGTATCTTCGGTAGGCGATGAACAAAAGGCACAATTAGCGAAACAGTATAAAGACTTCGTAGATGAATACGATCGTTTGAAAGCCAAATTTACAACTTACGAAACGGTGGGTTCTGGAATGAATGTGCACACGGTTACAACAACAGATACAAATGCATTGAGTAAGGCAATAAGCCCGATGTTAGCGAAGTATCAGGATGCAATACAATATAACGCAATTTTAGTAAAGAAGAGTGATGAATGGTTGCAGAATTTAATAAACGTTGCAACGGCGGCAGAGGCGGCGGGACGGAATTTATCTAGTATGACGAAAGCGGCGAACCGTGCTTCACAGTCAGGAATAGGCGGGAAAACGCCAAAGGAAGAACCGAAAGAGGGCTCTATCGCTTGGTATGACACGCAAATCGCAGAGCAAAATAAAAAACTTATTGCTGAAACCGACATGCATGCGCGTTCTGCCATTCAAGCAACAATAAATGAGCTCGAATCAAAGAGGATAAATTTAAAGTTTGTTGTAGAGCAAGAAACGTTTAAAATCGCTCACGGCGAGATGAAAGACGATGCTTTATCCGTACCTATTGCACCGATTTACGATAAGGTTCCGACACATGGGAAGGGAGAAAAAAACTTTAAGTTACCTAAATTCGAGTCTCCCATTAAGAAAAAAGATGTAAAACTAAACGAGCAATATGCAGAGTCATTAGGATATATCGGAAATGCCTTTGGTACTATGGGACAAATGGCTGCACAGTTTAATAACGACGGTATGGCATTTGCTTTAAATTCTATCGGTTCTATCGCTCAAATGATTGTGCAACTGCAAGGGCTTGCAACCGCTAACGGCGTGGCTAGTGCCATGTCGTTACCCTTCCCCGCCAATCTTGCCGCAATAGCCACAGTTGTAGGAACAGTTACGGGTATCTTTGCCAGCCTTCCCAAATTTGCAACGGGTGGTATCATTCCGGGCACATCGTTTACGGGTGATAAAGTTCCGGCTTTACTCAATTCGGGTGAGATGGTTCTAAACGGATTACAACAAAGTAATTTATTTCAAATGCTTAATAGCGGTTTATACGGTTCCTTATCACAAAAGATCGCACCATCAATAGAAAATCAAGGCGTTCGCTTGTACAGTGATGTCGAAATAAGAGGGGATCGCATATTTTTAGCATTACACAACCACATAAAGAAAACAGGTAAAAAACTATGGTAAATTACGGAACTATCTATACGCTTCCTTTCAAATCCAGAAAGGAAGTATCTTATTTGATTGAGATACAAAAAGAGAATTATGAAGGAAAAAGTACTGAATTGGTTGGCAGTGGTAACTCTCCTTTTTCCGTGACAATCGAGGATGAGGATTTTTTATATACGCCAACTCGCTTTTCTTCTGCTTCAATCCGTATTGTTGGAGGTGACTATTTGCAAAATTTGTATTCGACTGGATATCAACAATACAAAGTATTATGTAAGCGAGGTAACGATGTTATTTGGACGGGCTTTATAAATCCAGAATTATACACGCAGGATTACACATCTACAAAATTCGAGCTTGAAATAGAATGTAGCTCCGCTATGAGCACTCTCGAATATGTTAACTACAAACAAAAGAACGCTGAACAACGAACTTTTATTAGTTTTTGGGAACTGTTTAGAATGTTCATTGAGCAGTCTCGCGGGTATTATTCGTCTATATTTATTCCTCATGTGTATGCTAAAAACGAACATGATTATAATAACGATCTAAACGTATTTGAAGAAATGACGATAAGTGAACAAAACTTCTTCGACGAGGATAACAAGGCTATGACTCTAAAAGAAATATTAGAAGAAGTTTGTAAGTTCCTAAATTGGACTTGCGTCGATTGGAGAGGTGAACTGTATTTCATTGACATAGATCATAAAAGTGTTTATTATAAATATGATTGCAATCTGAATACATATTCTAAAACTACACCTATTGCATTGAATGTTTCTGATATTGGTTTTGCGGGATCGGAACACTTTTTAGATATTTTACCGGGATATAATAAAGTAACTGTAAAATGTAGTAATTATCCTATTGAGGAAATCAAGATAACCGAAGATTTTGATAAGCTGAAATTATTATCAAATATCGGAGAAGTATCTACTAATTTGGATAACGGTAATACAAGACATACACAGAGGGAGGTTTTATATCCTAATATTTTAACGATGCACCAATTTACCTATAAAAATGGTGTTTTGTCTCCTGTTACAGACTTGTCTATTTATAAAAACAAGAGTAATGCCAACGAATTACTAGGGGCGATCCCATTAAGATATGCCTCTTATGAGTCTGGGCTAAAGACACCAACTACGCAATCATACAACTATGAGTGTGCAATACAAGTCCGGCAACGTTGTGGAACAAAATACGATCCTATTAACGACGTAACTCCCAATTCGGTATTTAATGATTCAATTGTAGTTATCGGTGCAAAGAAAGACGCTTTATTTTTAGGGAAGGGGGGTGCTCTTTCTCTCAATATGAGTATTAAGGTTTTGCAAAAGGATAAATATGATTCTCCTTTTGGCGGCGGTTTGGTTCCTTCCGAGGATGGTATTACATATTCAAAAGATATAATTAAGGTAAGAATAAGAATCGGCGATAAATATGTTTCTAAAGATAATTATGGGCGGTTTACGTGGAGTGATGCCCCATCTACTATGTCTATAAATCTGGATCAATCTAGAGTCGAAAATGCAGATGGTAAAATGGGAACAGGTTTTGTTCCATTGTATAAAACGTATGGAGTACTCGGCAAATATTCTGATGTAGACGGGGTTGTAATAGATATTCCGACTAATTTATTTGGCACGCTTGAAATGTCTATATATGCTCCTACATTGACGGAAAGAGAGGGGCAAGTTCCGTACGGATATTTAATAAAAGATTTAAAACTAAGATATTGCCATTCGTTAGATATGGATGACGATAAAGACTCCGACCGGATTTACGAGAATGTTGTTAATGAAAACTTTATTAATGAATTAGACGAAATAGAGTTTAAGATTTCGAGTTATAACAACGATGGAGCGTGTTATAGTAAGGTCTTGTTATTGGATGAATATCTGAAAGATAACCTTTATTCATCTATTGAAAAGACTTTGATTCGCCCGGAAGAGCTTTTAATAAGAAGAATTATTAATCAATACGGAGCTACCAAAATAAAACTAACACAGGTATTATTAAATAGTGACTCTATAACTCCTATATCTGTTCTTTCGGATAACTACATGAAAGGGAAACATTTCATGATTGCAGGCGGAGAAATAGATTTCGCCAATGAACAATTTACCTGTAAGATGATAGAAGCATAATGACGATTCAAATAAAAAATAAAGCTATTCCATCATCACCCCGGTCAAAAAATTATCCGACTGGGGCGATTGTTAGTGTGTCGCCTGGCGGAGGTAGTGGAGTGACTTCCAACGGTGGCGGATCAAACGTCACTATTCTAGGAAAAGACGATTTGAGATCGGCGACAGATTTAAATGTTTTCTCATCTCTTCGCACGCTCGCGGAGATATTATCTATAATTGTAACGAAAGATGATACCGAAACGAAGCTAACAGATAGTAATGTTTTATCGTCACTCCGAGTAAGCACAGAACTTGATACAATCAAAGAAAAGGTTAAGGAGGCTATCGAATCTTTAAAAGACTTGTATCTATCCAAAACAGCGCCAGACGAAACACAATTTCTTATCAAGTTGCTAGGCGG